TCCAGCCGCAGCAAGTTCTTGCATACGACGTGTCAGCGGGTTCAACTCCCGCCAGCTCCACCAATCATGATTGGACGGTGTAAGGACAACACCAACAAAAACAGGATGTTAGCAGTCTCAGCAGGACACCGACCAGACGGTGAGGAGACAAAAAAGGATACGCAAAGGAGCCGCAGCTCCCGAGTGATAAAAAAGCCCGCTTATGCGGGCTTTTTTTTCCCTCAAGCTCACTGACGTGTTCTTGCCTCAACTACTTTCTGGTATATAGCGATAGCTTCATCAACCAAAGCTAATGGATAGCAAGAATTTATATTCAATCCGGAGGGGCACTTAATTCTTTCTGCTCCACGTTCACTACGCAATTTTTCACACCATTGCCAAAGCTCCTCAACCGAATAGGTATCCAAACCTAACTCCATCAATCGTTGAGGAACACTTCTGAACTGAGACAAATCTCTTAAACTTTCTAACGAGTTAACTTTTAGTTCAACTTGGTTTACTCTACTTTCTAACTCTTCACGTTTTTCTATTTCCATTACCAATGCTTGAACCGTCTGCTGCAGACTGTTAGCAAAAGCACTCAGTTCTGAACGTTCTTGCTTAGGTGGCGGAGGATATACACCAAATTCACGAATAGACGGAAGGACCTGATGAAAAAGCCAGCGTTGGAATTTTTTCCCCGCAGCAGTAGTATCCTGAGCAAGTACTCTATATAGACCTGGTTCAGTAAGAAATACCTCAGAGATAGTTTCACCATCCACGACAAGAGAAACATTCCTAAACTCATCTGGATCTAAAGTTTTTATTACCGCTCTTATTACAGTGAGCAAGCTTTGAGAAGTCTTTCCATCCAGTTTTCTGTTCTCAGCAGAAAGCGTTCTTAGCACATCTGAAAGTGAAACAAAAATCTGCCCTTTTTCATTCATGCTACGGATATAATTTTCTCCACACTCTCCTTCGTAGCATAATTGTAACAAATTCTTTTGCACGCCATCCCCTCCTTTTTTTATGGATTATACATCCTATAAACATGTTGTCACCGAAAGGGAAAAGCATAAACCCAATTTATGTTCCACAAGATGTTCAAAAATCAAACAACCATATAGCTGAGGAGCACAAAAGAGCAAAAGTTTACCAACCCCATATATCCATACAGCACATAAAATTGACACTACATATGGTATTTTTTAAGTTACGCCTTGCACCATTTCATGATTTTATGTAGATTGTCATCACACGCTGAGATTAAAAAATTCTACAATTTTTGTTGATCTTGAGTTTGGTTTTTAGTATAAGTGAGCATGGATTGTAGGAGGCGCAACATGGTAACTAGCTTTGGTAAGACTCTCAGAAAAATGAGAATAGACCGGGGTATGGTGCTCAAAAATATGGCTGATCTGTTAGGCGTTAGTTCGGCTTACTTATCCGCCATTGAATTAGGCAAAAGAGCTATACCGGACTCATTAGTAAATACGATTGCAACAACTTTTGAGCTTAGCGGACAAGACATCATCAATCTCAAGAAACAGGCAGAGATTTCTCAACCGTCCATTAAGGTTGATATGTCGGATGCAAATGAGCAGAACAAAGAACTAATGCTTGTTTTTGCTCGTAAATTTAAGGACCTGAGTCCAGAGCAACTCGATAAGCTTAATAAAATGTTAAAGGACTGAATAATGATTGCGAAACGAGAACTTGGCCATCGCGTTTCACCTCTCAGCACCAGCATGATTAAATCATACGCTCATCGTCTGAGAGACGTTCTTCAGATATCAAATCACACATATCTGAGACTGGATGTATTACTAGAAGGTCTTATGGCCTCAGAAAGCATTGAGCTAGAAATTGTTGAAGATCATGAACTGCCCAAACGCTATGCAGTGACTTATCCAGATAAGAACAAAATTGTTTTACAGCGATCTGTTTACGATGCAGTGTGCAATGGTGAGAACCATGCGAGATTCACTGTTGCGCATGAACTTGGTCATTTAGTCATGCATCGCAATCAAAGTATCTATGCACGTAATAAGACTAGTGGAGGGCATAAAATCTATGAAGACAGCGAATGGCAAGCAGATGTTTTTGCAAGCCACTTCTTAATTGACTCAAGACTAGTTTTGCCCACAATGACTGTTGAAGATATAAGCAAAACATTTGGTGTCAGTCAACAAGCGGCTGAAACTTGGATGAGAAAAAATGCAAAAAGATAACGAAAAAGCCAGCGAACCGCTGTCGCTGGCTTCTCCTATCGTAAGCAAATACGAAAAACTTGGCGGTTGTGAGTATACGCTTACCTTAGGTTTTGTCAACAGCGAAACTTTACAGGTAACACGATATGACCATTGAAAAAGCTGTATCTGAGGAATACATCACAATTTACCGTCCTTTTATTACGGTCAAAGGTAAACGGATCTTTGCTCGTCAAAAAGGCTTGGCAGCCTTTCCTATCAAAATTCCTGCCTCTAAGTATCGAGGATAATCTTTGCTAATCTTAGGCCCTTTTCTAGGGCCTTTTATTACACTTCTGTTACGCGCACCACAGATAGAGTTTCAGCTAAAACTTTTGTTCATACCTAGGAGTCTGCTGACGAGTGGTTTGTTCACTAATAAACACGTAAAAACGGTAACGGCTGGACATCATTCAATATTCGCACTATTGGAAGTTCCCCAGCCAGCCACAGCACGTTCTTGCATACAACGTGCCTGCGGTTTTTGAGACCGGTCCGATCATCAAACGAAACATAAAATTAGCTCACACTATGAGGAAAAGTATCTTTTTTTACTATGTAAATTCAAAGGATTAGCCTCATTTACCCGATAGTTTTCTCAACACTACTGGTTGTGAGCCCTTGCAATGTTCATTAATATACGTCTCACAAATAATTCATAGATATTGCAAAATGGATATTACTGAGTTTCCTTCTGGAGTAATTGAACACCTTGGCTGGTATGTATACCGATTGATTGATCCGAGGGACGGAAGCACCTTCTATGTAGGGAAAGGCAAAGGTAACCGCGTATTTGCCCATATGCGCGGTGAAGTGGCAGCGACTGATGATGACGAGTTACTGAGCAACAAGCTAAAGCAAATTAGAGAAATAAGGTTAGCAGGACTTGAGGTTATCCATGTCATCCATCGACACGGAATGACTGATGAAAAGACGGCGTACGAAGTTGAAGCAGCACTTATTGATGCCTACCCTGGGTTAACGAATATCATGAATGGTGCTGGCAGCAATGAATTCGGCGCCGCGCATGTCAAAGAGTTGATAGCAACATATCAACCCGAAACCATAACATTTCATCATAAAGCATTAATGATTTCCGTTAACAGAAGTGCAAAGGATTCAGAGCTTTATGATGCGGTTCGATTTAGCTGGCGCATTAATGTCTCTCGCGCCAGCCAAGCAGAAGTCATTCTTGCTACTGTAAGGGGGATCGTTCGAGGAGTTTTCATTGCTGATAAATGGCTCAAATCAACACGTGAAAATTTCCCTACGATGAAATACTGGGACGAAGATCCTGACTTTGAGGCAACACAAAGTTCTCGCTATGGTTTTGAAGGTCGAGAAGCCCCACCTGAAATAGCAAATCTTTATCTTGGAAAAAAAATACCAGATGAATTAAGAAAAAAAGGAGCTATGTCCCCGGTCCGTTACTCACCTAATTTTTGAGTCTTTAAGTGATAAGCATAAACCGCAGCACGATCTTGCATACGACGAGCCTGCGGTTTCATTTATCTCCGACCGGAAACATCTTATACAGTGTCGATACACCAACATCATAGATGATCGCTACCTTCTGGCGAGGAATTCCTGCTGCAATTAATCGTCCGGCCTGCTCCCATTGTTCTGGTGTAAGTTTGGGGCGACGTCCACCAATTCGTCCCTGTGCGCGAGCAGCTTCCAGTCCAGCTTTTGTTCGTTCAACAATCAGTTCACGCTCCATTTCAGCCAGGGCACCCATCACATGAAAGAAAAAGCGCCCCATTGGGGTACTGGTATCAATTGAATCCGTCAGACTACGAAAGTTGATGCCTCGTTCGCGCAACTCCTCCACCAGCACGACAAGATGCCGCATACTGCGCCCCAGTCGGTCCAGTTTCCAGACCACCAGCGTGTCACCTGCCGATAATGTCCTGAGCAGCTTTTTCAGTCCTGGTCTGTCGGACTTTGTACCGCTTATCTTGTCTTCAAAAATCAGCTCACATCCTGCACAGTTCAGCGCATTACGTTGTAGATCGGTATTCTGGTCATTTGTTGATACACGTACATAGCCAATAAGCATGTTAATTCCCCCTGGTAAAAGCAGGAATGATGCCATTTGCTTGTTATTTCTTCATTTTCATAAACGTTGGTTTGGGAGAAGCGGCAAAACGGGATGTGGGTAACGGGCAAAACCAAATTCCTGATATGTCAGCGTGGGAGTGTGGGGGAGATACAACGACGGGATGGAGACGAAGCCCGGATGGTTATATTGAACAATGGGGGCTAACTGAGGCCACAACAAATGAAGTTTTGATTAATTTTCCTATCCCATTTCCGACAGCCGTCATTTCTATTAATGAACATGACCAGGCTCCTGTGGCAGGGAAAATGTCAGTATGGCAATTCTATAAATTGACTAACTCAAATGTCATAGCAGAGAACCTGGGATCTCTTGATAAAGGAAATCCATCCTTCAATGTTCCAACTGTCGCTGGTTGCCGCTGGTTTGCTACAGGAAGATAAAATGAGTAAATATCTTTACGATGCAAAAACTAATATGTTTTACCCATTTACTCTGGAAAGTCAGTATAAGGAGTCTGGGTTATGGCCTCATAATGGAGTTGAAGTTGATGAGGATATATTTATTAAGTACCTGTCCCCACCTCCAGGGAAGGTGAGAGTTGCGGGTGATGATGGCTATCCTGCATGGGATGACGTACCGCCGCTAACTCATGAAGAACAACTGTCAGAAGCGGAACGAAAAAAACAGGCACTCATAAATCGAGTTAATGAATATATTAACAGTAAGCAGTGGCCAGGAAAGGCTGCTATTGGTCGTCTGAAAGGTGAGGAGCTGGCGCAATATAATTCATGGCTTGATTATCTGGACGCACTGGAAATGGTTGATATTTCCAGTGCTCCAGATATTGAATGGCCTACGCCTCCGGCAGTTCAGGCCAGATGACGTCCGGCGCGGTGCTGGTATCTGTTGCCGTCACCGCGTCAATGTAATCCAGCACAGCGTTAAGTCTGGTTGTTTCTGCCTGCGTCGGTTTACGTCCGGCCTGCAATTTCAGTTGAATCAGACTGATGGCAGCCATTGCTGCATCAATCAGTGACTGGCGCTGTGCTTCTGCCGCTTCTACTGCGGCACCGTGTTGTGCCTCAGTATCTGTCACCCATTTTTCACCATCCCATTTATCGTATGGCGTTAACGGGGCGATAGTGGTTGTATTTTCGGGATAGTCGCCTAGTGCTGTGATTTCTTTGGCATCTCCCGTTTCGGTGTTATAGACGATTTCACCGCGATGGTCTGACACATATTCCCATGATTTTAAATCCACAGAACGGCAAATTGTATAACCAGCCTTAGATGTACCAGGAGCGTCTAAACAGGAATATGCTGGAATACCGACACCCACTGCAAGATATTCAGTTGATGCAGAAATATATTCCCGCGTCTCACCATCATAGTTATAGACGGTAATATTCCCCGCCTTCGTGGTAATAAGCTCGCTATTTAATACGGCGTTATCCATTATGCAGCCCTCACGATATAGTTAAATGCAATATTTCGTGGACGGGTTTCACTCCCGCCAGTATTACCGATACTCCCTCGTGAATGAAGTGTCGGTGATGGGATCAGACTTCCTCCGGCAGCGGCAGCATCAAGCCCCCTGCCTTGCGTATATGCTCTTCTGAAGATTGTCGCCAGTTCCCATTCCTCTTTTGAGTCATACCCATCGTTGGCGACAACAGGATGACGGTGCTTTTCCAGCATTCCGGCCTGAATACTCAATAAAACACGTCCTGCATCAATACCGCGCCCGTCATCCCAGCCACGAATAAACTCACCGCGTAAATCAGGTAATTTATTTGTTGGATAAGCCTTTGCCAGTTCCGGGTATTCTTCAGCAGAAAATGCCGCACCGTTGCATTTCAGCCAGCCTGTTGGCGGTGTGGCTGAAGGCCATGGAACAGGCACACCAACAGGTAATGCAGAGCCTTCTCCCAAACCAAGGTTTTCGAGAGCCGTTTTCACGGTGCCATCCGATTTGATATCGCCAAACGGATTCTTGCGGCTTAACAGCAGCGCACGAAGCGCGGTAAGCAGCTGGTCATGCCGCCCCTTCTCCAGGCTGGCACCGGATGCCTCCACCACGCCACAAAGCTCTTCCTGCAACATGTCAAAGTAGTCATCATCCAGATCGGTGGCAGGCGTGCCAGTCTGGGGGTTACCACGGGTAAAACCGTTCTTACCCGCGCCGAACTTATCCTTCTGCGCGGTTTTCGTGTCTATACGATGCATGGATTACTCCGGATATTTAAAAATTACGTAGGTATGCGACGGGCAGAGTTTGTTAAGCACACACTCGACAACGGTGTCACCCCAGATACGCAGTGCGGAATCACAGGGATCGCCACATGTCATCCAGGTGGTGTTGGTGGTGGTTGGCATGTTGACCTGCCAGTAATACCGCCATTCCGGCGCATTCACCGCGTCAGTACAGGCCGATGAGCAGGTGAACGTGCTTTTGTCGTATCGCGTGATGGTGGCATCTGGTCTGCCCAAGGCAGCAAGCTGTGCAAGATAAAAATCCTCGTTGATGCCGCCCGCCAGGTTAACCTTCGCATCCAGCCGTTGCTGACGCTGGCGAAGGGTCTGCGTTCCCGCCGGAATACATTCATCCGGCAGACCGCACAGACGCTCCCAGCGGTTTATCAGTTCAGTGGTGGTGCGCGGATCCAGCTCCCGCATCAGGGCATCCGCACGCTGATGAACACGGGTTAATGACGGTGCCGCACCGGCAATCGCCGGATCGCTGGCTGACCACGCCGGACCGGGCGGCAACAGTGCCGATAACAGGCGGATGTAATCATCGTTTGTCACGTCCATGAAATCGTCCCCAGTACCGCCAGTTCGTTTTTCGCAATGGAGATATTGTCCACCGGTGCAAGCAACTGATGGCTGTATTCCCCGTTCGCACCGGAAATCGCCTCACTGATACGCGATACCTTCAGTTCTCCCTGCGGATAACCATCACGCAGCAGGAACGAACGCAACTCCGCGGTAATGGCAGCCCGTATTTCCGGTGTGTCCGGCGTCACGCGGATATGAAAATCCACCGTATGTGCCACCGGCCTGAATACATACAAATCAGAGCCTGCCACCGGGGCCAGTGGCCCGATATGTTGTCTTGCTGCCGTTTCCGTTGATTCTTCCGGAATGGGATTAATCAGGTCACTGCTGGCAATCATCACACCGACAGTTCCCGTTCCCATCCAGTGACGGTATGTCCATGCGCGGGTAATGCCGGGCACTTCTTTAGCCCAGACGACATAGTCCCCGTCAGCCCCGCCCTGAGGCGTCCAGTAATACCGCTCAATGACGCGGGCGCGCCACGTTTCCAGCTCTTCAGTATCAAATCCACCTGTCAGGGTATCTGCCACGCCGGAAGACGGCAGACCATTAACCGGCGTGACCAGGATTAATGACGTACCGTCGTCAGCGTTACCGACCGCGCCTGCACTTGAGCAGGCGATCGGCACGCGCAGGACACCACCGGAGCTGGTTGCATCGGCAGTTGCCGTGTACTGAACCAGGTCATCGCGCTGAATAACACTCCCGGCGGTCACCTTCAGGCCATCGCTGACACCTTCCCAGCGCATATACCCGCTGGCAGCCGTGGCCCCCTTGCGCGGACACCGTTTCATCGCAGCATGTCGCGCCAGCCAGGACTCATCGCACAGGTCAGGCAGCATGTTCATTGCCAGATAATCGATGTACCCGTAAACCGTATGCAGCGCCGCCGCATACACCTTTGCCCGCACGTCTTCATCCATGCGCCGGAGCGTGTCGCTGACGTCCAGCCTGGCGAATAAATCGTTACGGAGCATACTGATATTTTCTGCCAGCGTCGGGCGCTGAAATTCACTGTCCGCCATGCGTTATCGCACTCCACAGATCATCAAAAGAAATCATTACCGGTCCGTCACGACGCCAGAGAGTGATACTGTTACCCAGTTCATTAATCCCGGTGCGGCGGATATCCAGATCAATACGGGACACCACGCCGTCATCAATCATCCATTGCAGGCATTCGCGGATATACCCCCTTACTGTCTGCACCAGCTGATTGGTCAGTTTGCTGCGCTGAAGCAGCCACAGTCGGGAGCCGTAACGGTCATTCTGTACCGCAGGCCAGGTATCCCCCCACCATCCCATCGGGACGTCGGCATTGTCATCAGGCTCCGCCCGCCGCCAGGTGAACAGGGAAATCACCACAGCGCGGGTCAGCGGCTCCAGCGGTGCGCTGGCGCAGGTGCGTTTACCGTTCACCGTCAGCCACAGTTCCATCATGCCTCCATCGCTTTATCAGGTTTGTCGGTGTTACTGCCCTGACCGTTCTCTCTGTGACGATGCCCGTTATAGGCAAGCCGCATCGCTGACATGGTGGTGCCGCCGGAGTCGCACAGGTCTTTCACCTGTCCGGTCACTTCCAGGTCCATTTCAAAACGTGCTCTGGGCGCATTGCGAAACGTGATCGTTTTACCTGCACCGTCCACCACGATACCCGCCCGGGTCAGCGTCACGGACTGCCCCTGATCGTCATAGACAGCCACCTCACCCGTCTGCAGCCCTTTCAGGCGGTAGCGCCGGTCCGACACCGTAACAACCACCGCATGAGAACGGTCGCCATCCGGAAACAACACCACCGCTTCCGCACCGCTGTTTGCCCTTGCGGTAAAACCGTAGGGTTCAAGATGTTCAACCCCGGCTTTGGGTTCACCGGCAATCAGGAACACATCCACGGTCTGACATTTCGTGGCGGCACTGATGCTTTTCACCACGGCCCGCCCAATCAGGCCGAGGAGTTGTCGCTGCATGGCTTCAATCGTCCTCATCAGAACGGGTCCTCCTGTACTCTGGCTTTTTTCTTTTTCCGCGCGCCGGGGGCTTCGGGTTCAGGCAGATAAGCATCAGGTGGGCCGACACGGATTTCCGTCAGGGTGCCGTTCTGGTCCTGAGTAAACGTGACTTCCGAGACAAGCAGTTCGGTATTGTCGAAACCACAGACCGGATCGAAGACAATCACCCGCTGGTTGGGCTGCCACAGCGTACCGTTACCCTGTCGCCAGCCCTGCACCACATAGGTGGTTTCATCCGTCCGCGCCGCCCGTTGTCGGGCTTCAAAGTCAGCACGCGCAATACAGCCTGCCCCCGTAGCCTGCCCTGTCTGCCTGATATACATCGGACGGTAACGGGCAATAAATGCGTCCTCTGTGCGGGCCCGCAGCGCAGTTGTGGTGGCCTCACCGAAATCATCGTCGTTTCCGGCACGCTGCCCCGCCACCTGGTAAACAGAAAACCGCTCCCGGATACTCTTCTCCGTATCGCAGGAAAGGATGTTTTCCCCGAGTACCAGCGCGGTATGTGCCCGCGTTGAGCCAATACCGCCAATCACCAGCCTGCCGTGCGGGTCGTCATAAGCCAGCGCCTGCTGCTGACCGAGTATTTTGTTAATCACCTCGATCACCGTTTCACCGTGATCAGGCTGGACATCAGGAATAACACCCGACGGCGCACCGCTGTTCACCACCTCAATGCCGAAGGGCGCAGCAAGCGCCTGCGCAATCTGTACCAGTGATCGTCCGTTAAACTGTGTCGGTTCGGCTGCACAATCAATCAGGTCAGCGGTCAGACTGCGTCCGGCAATACCGGTGCTGACCGAACGGGCATCGTAACGAACGGGCGTCGCCTCCACCCAGCCGGTGATCACCAGCTCATCACCAATCAGCACCTCCACTTTTGAACCGTTTTTAATGCGCGGCTGAAGCGTGGTGATACCCTCATCACCCGGCCACTGGCGGGTGATCTCCACACTGAAATCCCGCGCCAGTCGTTCAACACCGGCACCGATGCGCACCGATGTCCAGCTATTCCACTCCCGGCCATTTACCCGTAGCGTGACATTGTCGTTCATTGCACTGGCACCTTCAGAGGGATCACCGGCACAAAGCCGGGATGCGTAATGGCATTACGCCGGATAATGTCCGCATCACGCGCCGCGTTATCAAACCAGGTCGCCGCCAGCACCAGCGCGGGTAAAACCTCATCCGGTGTGCGCTGAATGATCCGTGCAGACTGTTCAAGGCGCGTGTTGATATCCGCATTCAGATCTGCTTTCACCCGGCGCAGTGCCAGAAACAGCGCATCACTGGTTGTACGGGACAACTCCTTATCAATTGCCGTATTCAGTGTGTCGCGAATGTCAGTCAGTTCTTCCCACGTTGGCAGGTCAACCGTGTTTTTCACCGCCGGTGCATTGTTCAGTGCCGGATGCGTGACAGAAGGCCAGCCGGTGCTCTGCGCGGGTGTTGTTGACTGCCCCACTGTGGCATTCTGCATCACCGCGGAAGTTGTGGGCGCAGGCAATCGTGTGACGGCATACGCCGCTTCGCTGATTGCGGTCGTACGAAGGGTGCTGGCAACCACGTTACGCTGCTGCGTCGCCGTGGCGGTGGTTTTACTGTCCGTTTTCCAGACGCCGCGCGGTTGCAGATCGCTGCCGAGGCTGACACCGGAAAGCGTTTTGATCATGGTGACCAGGTCGCTGGCGTTACCATAAAGGCGTTTCCCGGTACGCCACATTTTCTGCACCTGCTCAACGAAATTTTTGCCTGACGATGGTGGCGGCAGAAGTACCGAGATATCCCCCTGCAACAGCCTGGCAGCATCCGATACGGCAGAATCCACCACTTTCATCGCATCAGAAACATACCCAAGCATTGTGCTGGCATTACCGACGACGTCGTTCTGCACAAAATCCGCCACGCCATCGATACTGAAACCGCTGAAGCTGTCACTGATGCAGTCATCCAGTGCAGAACAGGATGACATCAGCGTCTGCGCCGTCGCCGCACCTGATGTGGGGTAAGAGAGTTCTCCCGCTTCGACAAACTTCAGGTCAAAGCGGACAATACGCCCTTCACTCTTCGATGTGCTGACCCGAACCTCTCCGTCAACACAGACTTTCAGCTCACCGTAAGTCGGATGGACAAGCGTGCCGGGACCGGGTTTATTCAGCGCGTCAATCAGGCGATCGCGCTGGTCAAAGCAGTCATCTCCCACCACATAAGCCGTGATGGACGGGCGGAAAGTGATTTTCCCCAGGTCTTCGGTATAGGGTTTGTCGCGGTTCGGGTATTCGTGCGTTTCCACACGACGACCGGTTCCCGCACTTTCTTCTTCAACCTTAAACGGCACACCGCGAAATGACGCGTCCTGAAGTCTGTCTTTCCACGTCATATAAACTCCGTACATAAAAAATCCCACCGGAGTGGGACTCATTAACAGATTAATTTTTCATTACCTGCCAAAGCGCGTATAGCCAACATCATGGCTGACATCAAAACCGCTGGATCGCGTTTCCATAACCCGCATACCCGGAGGCGAATTCACAAAAGAGACCTTGATCTCACCATCAACTTTTGGCGCAGTAGCTTTATTAATCATGAAGGGATTCGGGCCTGTGGCATCGGAGGCGTTGTTTGACTGAGCCAGATCTACCGCCGGATAAGGTGTGTATCCCCGTGCCGGTATTCCCGTCCCATAAGCATCATAAGCACCCGCGCCCCACTGCGCAGAGTTAATGGCATCGACCGTGTCTCCGGAACTGTCGGTAAACCACTCAATAATTGGCTTCAGCTTGTCCCACATATCCTGAAACCACTTAACAACCGGCCCCCAGTTATTGATCACCATCCCCAGCGGCGACCAGGCAAAAACTTTCTTAAGGAGTTCCCAGCCAGCCTCAAAATAAGGACCAATGGTTTCCCAGAGTTTCTTAAAATAAGGTCCGACAACATCCCAGTTAGTGATAATTAATCCCGCAGCCAGGGCTATCGCCGTCGCAATCATGCCAATCGGCGTCATCGACATGATCCTGCTGACAATACTGATGGCACCGCCAACTCCCATCAATCCCAGTTTCAGAATCGCAAGACCGGCAGCAAGCCCGACGACGCCGCGAATAACCCGGGGATTTTCATCCGCAAACTTCGTGAATTTTTCCCCCAACTCCCCCAGCCATTGCGTGATATTTTTAGCGTCACCAGAAAATGCGCCGCCAATAGCTGCAAGACCGTTAGTTGCGGTCCCCGTCATTGCCTCCCACAGGTTGGACAGCGTACCAAGCTGTGCCTGAACACGTTTATTCAGGCTGGCCTGTTTATTCATCTTCTGCTGGATCTGATCGTAACCATCCTTTCCTTTATCGATCAGAGCATTGACCACCTGAAGGGTTTCGGCATCATCACCAAATATTGCCTTAAGTACACCTGTTCGCTTAACGTCGGTCAGTTTTCGCAGCTTTGCCAGTTGCTTAAACATGTTATCAAGACCGCCAAAACTCCCTTTGCCGTCAGTAAAATCGAGCTGCACTCCGAGTTTCTGGCGGGCCATGACTTTATTGACGTCCCTGATTTTCTTAACGCTTAATCCGGACTGGATAACTTTTCGCAGGGCATTACCTGCCGACTCCCCGTTCATCCCCATCTGATCCATCATGACGCTGATAGGGGCAAGGCTCTGTGCAGCCTGAAGACCGTCCTTATTCACCATCTTCAGAACAGAACTGGTTTTAGTGAAGAAGGACAACATGTTGGTATCGTCAACGCCCAGATAAAACGCTTTCTGGATAGTGTCGAACAGCCCCATCATGTCTTCTGACGCCGTTCCGGTAGCATCCTGCATCTTTGCAGCAAACTCGGCAGCCGCTTCCGGTGTTTTTTTCAGTTGTACCGCAAGATAAGCTGTCGCTTTACCCACACCACCCAGAATGTTTTCTGCCGGGATCCCCTGACGCACCAGCATCTGCATCATGTTCTGGAAATCAGCCGTTGTACCGGGTAGCTGGTTACCCAGGCCAATAGCCAGTTTATTGATGTCCTGAAAGCTCTTTCCAACCTCGCCGTTCGCATCCATCATGGCGACTTTCAGCCCGGTGGCGGCGTTTTCCTGATCGGCATAAGATTTCAGGGAAAGCGTCAGACCCGCTGCCAGTCCGCCACCAAGCGCCAGCCCACCCTGTGACGCTTCTTCCGCCTGGCGTTTAAATCCCCGGATTTTCTTTTGCATTTTCGACAGCGCCGGAGAAAGCCTGTCGACACCGGTGATCAACGCCTTAAGCTCAAATTCAGCCATGTGTGCGTTTCTCCTGCTCTATCCTGTTTGCCTGACTGACCAGTAAGGGAATTTCACTGATCGGCATATTCAGCAATTCGAAAGGATTAATGCGCCAGTAACTGGCGCAGTCAAAGAAGCGATCAGTGAGGTATTCAGCCGTCAGGCCTGGAGGAAAAAACCGGCCACAAGCCACGCCGCTGCATTCAGGTCTGCCGGAGACATCTGGTCGACAGAGCTTTGCGGCACTTTCGCCAGCCGCACGATGTATTTCGATACCACATGCGCCAGAAGTCTGACGGACTCATCCTGATTCATCTGGTAGGGATATCCCAGCTCGCGGACATCTTTCCCGGTGGGCTCATCAAACTCCAGTACGGAGAGTGTCTCGCCATGAGCGGTAATCGGTTTCTTTAACTCAAGCTCTTTCATTACTGGTAATCCCCTTCTTCACCATGGAACTCAAGATCAACCGTGCCTTCTTCGGCATTATGGTTCGCTTCGCCGTGCAGCCAGGCAGACGACAGTACATAGACCTGACCGTTCGCCAGCTCGGCAGTGATTGTCATCTCATCAGACGAGGTGATTTTGTTCACCGGAAAATTCTTCGGCACCTTGAAGGTCCCTTTGACATAAGGCGCACGGTGAGTTTCCTTGCGGTCCACTGAGCCGTCCAGGCCGATGATGTCATCATTGACCGTCCTGTTCATGGGCACCTCAATGCCGCCGGTCAGCGATAGCTGCTGACCGTCAATTTTGAAATAACAGGTTCCCCCGATACGGGCCATTATGCAGACTCCTCTGAATACTGAAGACGGAACTGGTTAACCACGGCAAAGACACGCAACTGGTTAACATAGTCAGGCGGGAACAGCGTGTTCAGGCGGTTCGGATCGCTGGCATCACGCTCCACAACCAGGTACTGCTTAAACAGTTCGTAGTTTTCCACGATCCCCGCACGCTCGAGCTGACGGTAGGTTGCCAGCAGTTCCCCTTTGATCACCGCCGGGGTGACAATCGCCTGACCGGGACCAAAGCGGGTACCGTCACTGGCAAGCTTGTGACGCCCGTACTTACTGGTAATGACGGATTTCAGTTTGCGCAGTACATACGCACTGGTATGCAGCGTCTCGCTGTCGAGGTAGCTGTTATCCGCAACCCCGTAAGCATTTTTCCTGTACGTGGTGACATCACGCTGAATGCGCAGCACCCCGCTTTCGACATACGCCGTTGCCACGCCATGAGACAGCAGGGTCTGTTGTTCGGTCATCGTGAACCGTTTCCCCTTCGGCGCAGGCAGCATACCCACCAGCTCACCGGTCTGCGTGGGACGTGCCGGATCGTTGCGAATAAACACCGCTGCGCGGGCGGCACGGCTTGCCGCCAGCTCGTCGGCAGGCGTCTGGGTCTCTTTTTCGTACCCCGCCAGGGTAATGTGCTGCTGGTTAAACTGGTCACCTGCGGTCACCAGTTCTGACAGCGTGCCGATCTTTGCCGTATACACATGACCATACAGCTGACGCGCATAGCTCCAGCGACCGCTGGTATCGTTCATCTCGGTCACCAGCGTGTTAACGGAGGCCGTGTCGTTGAACGGAAGACCGATATAATCAAACGGCTCATCCGCCATTGCAGCCACCGCGCCGGTGAGAACAGGAGCCCCCGTTCCGGCGGTCCCCGCCGCCACGGCAATCTGTACGCCCGCAGGCAGCACTTCTCCCCCACCGAAGCCGTAGTAATTGAGGCTGACTGGAATTTCATTCCCGCAAAGCCCCTTATGACGCGCGGTCAGTGTGACCACGCCAGCCGAAGATGAGGCCGTAAACGGCAGGGCCGGAACGGCATTGATGGCATCCTGGATACTGCCGGCAATCGTCGCGACGTTATCGCCATTGGTCACCGGTGCCTGCACGCGGGTACGTCCCACATAAACATTCACCGTGCCGGTTTCGGTTGCCGCCCCGGTCACCGTCAGCGTAACCGTTGCCGCCGCGCCTGTGGCTTCCGGAACGGCAATCACATACAGCTCGCCAAACGGGTCAGTCTGGCGATAAGCCTCGACCATACGCGCCAGCTGACTTCCCGCACCACAAATCTGGCGTGCATAGTCTGCCGACGGCATCAGTACCAGACTGTTGGCAACAATCTCTGCACCGTTATTGGCATGACCAATCAGCAGCGATGCTCCGCTGTCCTGTGCAGTATTCGCCGCCTGGTTATCCATTTCCGCATAAAACAACGGAACCAGCGTATTCGACGGAATGGTGTTAAAGCTTATCGTCATCGGTATTCACCTTTTTATTCACGCGCCGGATATCACCCGCTGCTTCACGGCGCAGCCAGTAGTTGTTCTCGTCAACATTTCGCCCTTCGGCGGGCAAAAGGTCGCCGCGGGCAGGATCAGGAACTGACCGCCCTTTAACAGGTTTGACAAACATGAGGATCCTCAGGAAGGAAGGGTTATTTCGGTGTGATGTTCGATATCGCCGTCAGGCCCGTTACCGGGCTCGAGATAATCAACATCAATCGCCAGCGTTTGCAGTTCATCCAGACTGTTCAGATCATCCTGCTGGCGGGTATCGTCTTCAGTCAGCTCGCTGATGACCGAAAAATCGAACTGATAAATCAGCTCATGACGATTCAGATCCAGCAGCGTGCCGCCGTCATAGGTAATCGGGTTACCGCACGCCTCCGGGTTCCAGCCCAGCAGAGCCTTAAAGAGCATCTGCCGGACATCGTCCACCACATCATACGAGGCAAACTGACCGCGCTCATCACGCCCGTTACTCAGTATGACAACCACGGAGAAACCCTCTTTCAGCTCCTGCCAGTAGTCGGTCTGGCTTTTGTTTTCTCCCGGAGAATCATCACCCGGTACAACATATGCCGCCGGGAGTTTCAGCTTTCCGACCTCCGGCAGATTTTTGAACTGGGCCGCGCCTGCAACCCGGTTTTCAAAATACGGACAGCGGGCACGCAGTGCAGCAATAACAGGCGTCAGTTTCATCTGTGTCGTCGCTCCGGCTTCAGTGATTTACGCAATTCCCGCGCCAGAAAATAGCGTGTCCAGCTGCGGTTCTTTTCAAGCGTTTCCACCATGAAGTTATTACGTGGAGCCAGTCGCCAGCCGCTGCCACCGGATGCGCCACGATGATGGCTGCGACGACGCTTTGCCCCTCGCCTCACGCCATAGAACAAAAAAGCCGGATAAAAATCACCGGTGATACGGCGGTTTCCCTCTCCATTACGCTGGTTAGGGGCTATACGTGCCATAAAACCAGGGCGATGTTTACTGGCTCTGGGTACCATGTAACCAATCGAACGAGCCAGGCGTCCGGTCTGATAACCGGGGTTTTCACCCGGTGCCGACCGCGCACGGCGCATCACCAGCCGACGGGCATCACGCATATGACGCTGACCAATCGTGACAAACGCCCGCCGGACACGGGCGCGGTTAAAGCGCATCTCCGCGGGCTGCTGAAAATCAACGTGCAAAAAGGAAGTCGTCATTGTTGCCTCCGTGACTCTGCCTACATTCGCCCAGCTCCGTACACTCCAGCAGCAGAAAGCGCCGCGCCCCGTTCAGATCGCGCTGACGTTTCACCCGGTACACACTGTCACCGCAGACCACCTCATAATCAGCGGTGATCCCCCGGCGGTAACGAATGGTGATGTAATGGGTGATGGCGTCCCCGGTCTGCGCGGTTTCCTGCCAGGTGGTGGCACTGGTCTGGATAACCTTCGCCCATGTCCGGAACGTAACCGGGTATTGAGGCTCCACGCCAAAGTTATCCGCGGGCATATCCACCCGCAGGCGGATCAGGACGCATTTATTCAGTTCACCGGGGTCCGGCAGAATGTAAGTTGCGCTGGTCTGCGCCTGACGAATTTTCATTGCGGAAAGTACCTGTACGGGCCGACAAGCCAGCCAAAACTCTGCGGCATGTCGAGTTTCTCCACTTCCGTAACCGACGAGCGGTTTTCGTAAAAATGGCTGATAAGCATCAGCATCCCCAGACGAATATCATCCGGCAGGTGCAGCCCGTCCGGATCGCTGTCCGGAATGGATTCATCCGGTGCATAGAGCTTCCGGTTCAGATACGTTTCCGTCCGCTTTTGCGCCGCACAGGCCAGCAGTTGCAGATGGCGGTCATCAGCATCGAAATCCTCATCCAGCCGGAGTTGGGCTTTAATCTCTTCCATTGTCAGAAGCATACTCAGCTCTCTTTACTGGTCGTGGCTTTTTTCTCTTTTGCCGCTTTACTGCTTTTTGCACTGGTTCCGCGCTCAGCTAACCCGGCCTGAAGTGCAATCTCCTGCACCCGGGCAGGAAGCGCCCCGTCGTCATACTCACCGGCCCGAATGACCTCAACACGCATACCGTCCGGTGACCATTTCAGATCTTGTTTCAGGATCATGATTCTTCACCCGTCAGAACAGGGGGCGCGGTTCCGCGCCCCTGAATGATTACGCCGCTGCAATCTTCAGCAGTTTGATGGCCTGCGAATCGACCAGCATCCCGCCGGTGCGCTTGGTGGTATAAAAACCGACAAACGGTTTATTGGTGTACGGATCACGCAGAATGCGGGTGCCGATACGGTCAACGATGGTGTAACCCCGTTTGAAGTTACCAAATGCAATGGCTTTCGCATCAGCGGCGATATCCGGCATCTGTTCGTTTTCAGCGATACCGTAACCCGCCAGAGAGGACGGCTGCCCCAGTTCCAGCCCCGGACGCCACAGATAGTTACCCTCGGTGTCTTTCAGCAGACGGATGGCAAACAGGCTGTTGTTGTTCATCATGAACTTCGCGCCAGTGCGGTGTGCCTTTCGCAGCGTGTAAATCAGTTTGATAATGGCGTCTGCGGTCACCGCGGTCGCTTCGCCGGATACAATATGCTGAAGTTTGCCGAACGCCCGGACCTTATCGGTTTCATCAGTGGATTCATACGCCAGGAACCCTTTCGGCTTCTTGGTACCATCGCCGGTGGTAAAGGCAATTTCTTCCTGTTCGGCAAATTCGGTTGCCAGCTCGCTGTTGATCCAGGCCTCCACGTTGAAGAAGGCATCATCCAGCATTTTCTGGGTGGCCTGCGGGTTGCCGTAGATTTCCCCCATGAGAGGTTCAATCAGCTCCAGTCTGGAGGTGGCAGTCTGGGATCGCGTATCCGTTTCCCCCACCCATCCGGAAGCCGTGCCGCCCAGATTCACCAGTTTTTTGTAGTCGGAACCGCCAACGGTGATCACCGTGGCTTCCTGGCGCATCACCACTTCATCTTTCAGCAGGGTGAGAATGTTGCGATCCAGCGCTTCCGGCACGGCATAGCCACCGTCTTCATCGGTGCCCACCTGCAATGCCTTACGCTCCAGATCGCGCAGACCATCTTCACGGCCTTTACGCAAAAAGCCCACAAACGCTTCTTTATGCTCGGTGGCCAGTTTATTTTGCGCGCCACCTGCCGGACGTTTCAGCTCAAGCAGCTCTTTTTCAAGATCGCTTTTGAGATTTTCCAGCTCGCTGAGTTTCCCGTTCAGGGTTTCCACCTGCCCGGCAAGCTTGCCTTTTTCCTGCTCAATCGCATCCACGCGCTTGTCGTTCTTTGCTTTGAAGTCGTCAAACTTCTGCTGCAGCTCCTGCGCGACCTGTTCGACATCTTTAATATCTACCGCCATCGTATTTCTCCTGATTAGAAGTTCAGATTTTTCAGTGCATTCAGTGCAGAGCCCACATCCTCAGCGTCGCGCAGGGACAGTGCGCCATAGCCCCCGGCCATGAATGCTTTGGCCTGGGTACGGGAGAGTCCGACATCACGCAGGACTCTTTCGATTTTTTTCTGTTCGGGGATTTCCCCGCGGGCCAGCGCGTTCTTGACGTCGCTGATCCGCGCCTCGTCGTTAGACGGAAACGTCACCAGACTGACTTCCCAGAGGTCGATTTCTTTCAGCAGAAAGGCTTCTTTCGTCCGGTCGTATTCCCAGTCCTTCAGGACGTACCCAATAGAAAGGCCGGTTAACGAACCGGCCTTCATGTGTGCATGTGCGCGTTTTGCCAGGGGATCATCATCAATGAGCAACCGCCCCCTGACGTAAAGCCCGACATCGTCTTCCTTCATTTCGGTGTAAACACCGATGGGTTCATCCATGCGGTGCTGCCAGAGCAGCGCAGGTAACGCTTTTCTGTCACTCCACGCCCGCAGGGAAGCAGCAAATGCCCCGGACATCACCACATCATCGTGGCTGTCCTTTACACCAAAGACGGAGCCATACCCTTCAAACTCACCGGAGTCACTGACAGATTTCAGACTCAGCGGTACATCAAGACGTTGTTTCGTCTGCATTGGCGTTATCCTTCTGCTTACCGGCTTTACTGCCATCGGAGGGTTTCGTGGTCATGTTCATCGGTGTGAGATAGACATCACCACCGGGACGCGGATTCATATCTTCCAGGTCGCGGCAGTCATTGGGAGAGTAAATTCCCCAGTTGATCCCGGTGGCGTAGGCTTCAAAACGGGACTTCATATCCCCGCGCAGTAACGCCCCGGCGTTAAATTTGGCGTAATAAACGCCCTGCTTACTTTTTCGTACCAGTCCGGTGTTGATCCGCTGTTCGATGCGGGTCAGATACGGCACCAGTGAATAGTTGATAAATCCCAGCCCCAGCTCTTCGATATTGTTGAAGGTGGCGCGATCGGTGTTCTGCACCATGTGCAACGGCACCCGGAACAGACGACAGATTTCTTCAAGCTGAAACTTGCGGGTTTCCAGGAACTGGCTGTCCTCGGCGTTCAGCGCCATCGACTTCCAGTCCAGCCCCATCTCAAGGATCATCGGGCGGTGAGCATTGCCAAGCCCGGTGTGACGCTCCTCAAAATCTTTCTTCAGGCGCTCATAAGCCTGATCTGACAGCGTCTGCTCTGTACGCAACACACCCGACGTCACCGCGCCATTGCTGAACAGTCTGGCCCCGTGCTCTTCGGTCGCTGCCGCCAGCGATATTGCCTCGCGGGCATAGGCGATGGGATTCAGCCCCACCAGTCCGTCCAGCGTCAGCGTGCGCACATGCCAGATATCCTCCTGGCTCAGTACATCCGTGGAGCCATCCGGGAATGTGACCTGATAGACCGGCTCCCAGCTACTGTTAAGCTTCGGTACCACACAGCCGGGATCGACGGGCAGCAGTTCAGCCACTTCGCCAAATGCTTTCACTTTGTAGGCGTAAAAGTTTCCCCGCAGGCACAGACAGGTGACCACCAGCTCCCAGAACTCCTGCGGCGTCATATAGCCATTGGGATGCGTGGAGATCAGCTTATGCAGACGTTCGCCAGTGGCTCTCTGCTTCAGGCTGCCGTTCAGGTGATACAGGTTGCAGGGCAACATCCCGACCGACTCCGCCAGCACCCTGACACAGGAAAAAACCGCCGTCAGTCGCATGGCCCGCTGGCTGCTGATCTGCTTTCCGGTATAGGTGTCGTAGGACAACCCGATAGCATCCGCCAGCTCTGCTGGCGTGGTCACCGGTGCGTCACTTTTTCGTTGAAATAATCCCGAAAAGAACACTATTTACCTCCGCCGACAGACGACTGTGTACGGTCGAGATATCGCGCCACCAGCCACGACCAGAACAGACACAACGCCCCGGCAACAACAAACCCCGCCGGGGGATAAATCAGCCAGGCACCATACGCCAGCAAAAGCGCCCCCAGCACGCCCACCAGAGGCGCGAGAATCAGCATGATCATAATTACCTCAGTTAAAGCGAGCGGATCCCATAGGACTCAATGTGGTCAGACAGCGTGTCTTCTTTCTCGTACAGCATGGCTCTGCCAACCGCCATAATCAGCGCAACTGCACCATCGATTTTGTTTTCCGCCTGCTCTTTGACGGGCTTCACCACATCATCGTTACCCGGAATGGTTTTGCCGACCACGTTGCCGATACACCAGGTCATGATGGGATTGCCATCATGATGAAAGCGCCCCGATTCAATTGCCGCTTCCAGCTCTTTCATCGGGTCGGACATGTTGGTGTAGTTCTGAATGATAGTGATGGGGTTCAGGTCTTCATCAGCAAGGTCATGTGACAATCCGGTCGCCCCGAAGGGGTCGATGGGTGACTCACTGACCGGGCTGATTTTGTTCGCCGCTTTGGCCTCCTCGAGGATGTAGCGATAATCCACCTCCGCACCATCGGTAACGGTCAGAACGCCCATTTCCACCCATTTCTGAAAGCGTTCGGCTGTCCGTCGATCTTCATTTTTCTCGACGCTGTACACCGTGTCATACGGTACCCAGAAACGCGGGGCCACACTGTAGTAATGCGTTTTACCGTCAATCTCGCGGGTATAAAGTCGCGCCATGCTGTTCATATCCAGCTTACGCGCCAGGTCAAAGGCCAGAATGCACGGCTGCCCCTCGAACTGCTCAAGGGTCAGTGATTTATCCTCGCAGCTCTGCCAGCTCACCAGGTTGAAATACGCCGAACGCGCCGACACCCAGATATTGAGGTGTTTTGTTTTAAAGACGTTTGCCAGACGGGCGTTATTTTTCGCACGCTGCTGCTGACTTAACAAAAATTCGCGATAAACCGACACGCCAATATTTGGATTGGCTTTTTCCAGCACCTGCGGGTCGGTCCAGTCGTCACCTTCATCAACGGTATAGATGATCCCGAACAGTTCATCGTTGGGTACCGACCCGTTGAGCATCTCGATAACTTCCCGCCGCTTGTCGTAGCACGGCCCCTCAATGTTGTACCCGGCAGTAGTAATGGCCCACATCAGTGGCTGACGTCGCGCCCCCATCCCGGTAAGCATCGTGGTGTAAAGCGCATCGGTGGCGTGCTCGTGATATTCATCCACCACCGCACAGTGGGGTGATGATCCATCACCGGGGTTACCGATCAGCGGTTCAAACCGCGCGCCATCCTCCGGACGGTTCATGTTTGAGGCGTTAACCTCAATCCCGAACGCTTCCGTCAGCATGGGTGTGCGTTTACACATCAGTCGCGCCGGGCGAAAGACTTCCCACGCCTGTTTCTCTGTCGTGGCACCGGAATACACTTCCGCGCCAAACTCGTTATCACAGGCAAAACAATACAGGGCGACACCGGCAGAGATTGCCGATTTGCCGTTCTTACGGGGGATTTCGGTATACACCTCCCGGAAGCGGCGCAGCCGGGTACCTTTATTGACCCAGCCAAACGCACAGCAGATCACAAAGAGCTGCCACGGCTCCAGCGTGATGGGCATCCGTTTGAATGCCCACTCACCCTTGGTATGCGGCAACAGCTGAATAAATTTGGCGGCCCGTTCAGCCAGGTCCTTGTCGAAGCGGTAACGAAACGACTTACTTTTTTCCGCCATCAGGTCATCAAGATGGCGCTGGCAGGCCTGAATCACAAACTGGCAGGCCACAATCTTTCCGCGCACGACATCACGGGCATACTGATTGGCTGCATTTACGTTGGGGTAAGATTTCCGGCTCATGATTCGATGATTTTCAGATTGTCAGAAACGGGTTAGTGGCTTTCTTCTTCCCCGCCAGGCCAATCAGACGCTGGCGGCTGCTGGGGTCGAGTCCGAGCATTGCCCCCGTGCTGCTCATCTCGGACTCCTGTTCTTTTTTGGCGGTCAGCTCCGGATTTTTGACCATGCCGCCCATTGCACCGGTGATGGTGTTGCCCTGTCTGGCAATATTTTTCACGGCACGTCGCCAGAATTCATAGGCCACACACCACCGCTCAAGTACCGCCAGGTCAGTCACGCACAGCAGGCCCTGACCGCAGAGTTCTTTGGTTGTCAGTTGCCACATGATCGTGGCGAGAGGGAGATCTTCTTCAGCGAACCACTCCGGTGGCTCAACACCTTTGATGGGCGTAAAAACAGGTTCATCTTTATTCAGGGCTCGCTTGCCGGGGTTTCCGGCCAGCGCCTTGCGCGCCGTTGGCTTGGGGCGACGCCCGGAACGCCCCGCCGTTCCAGCCATATGCGGCACTCCTGGTTAAATTTCATTTTTCGCGGGTATAAAAAAACGATGGGGCGGGCAGTCCGGAAGACGTCAGGCCACAGGGATTTGACCCGCCCCTCCCCTCAGGCAGTTGAGAATTATTATCACTTTAGCCGTTCACGGGCCGTCTTCGTCTTATGGCACGGCCAGCACAGGCTCTGCAGATTACTGTCTGCATCGGTGCCGCCATGCGCTTTAGGGATGATGTGATCAACGGTTTTCGCTTCACGCACCACACCGGCACGCAGGCACAACTGGCACAGTCCTTTGTCACGCTTCAACACACGCACGCGGATAACATCCCACTTCGAACCATAACCGCGCTGATGACGGGATTGTCCTGGCTTGTATTGCTTCCAGCCTTCGCTTTTGTGGCTTTCACAATAGCCTGACGGGTCTGTGGTGGTATGGCGGCAGCCACGAACACGGCAGGCTTTTGGGATTCGTGATGGCATATGTACTCCAATGAAGAAGCCACCGACATAGCCTCCTCCATTCATCGTGAAACTATTTTCATCTACCCAGTAATGAATTCTTTGTAGAGTTGTGATCAATACAACTCACTAATGGAGAGGCTTGTCCAACACGTTGGACAAGTTTCCTGTTTGATTTACTGGACACTATAGAAGGACAGAATGCCTTCATCACTCGAATAACATCAATTAAGGAGGTTCAACATGTTTCATTCCACAAATCATCAGGCTGTAATTATGGCTGGGTCAGCTTGTACCACAGACCTTTTCCGCTTCACTTTGAGCCTGATTCATTTCTACCTGACCGGCTCGCCTCTATCTTTTTAATCCCCGCTTTATCCAAATTGCATTGCCAGAATGCCGACAACAGACTGACATTCAAATCCTGACTACCTCCAATAGTCTGACCGTACACCTATATAGTTTTAATTTTCATCAATCCATTTAACTATCGTTTAATTGTTGTCACATAGGATTCTGCCGTTTTTAACAATGCAGG